TCTGGGTCTTATGATGCTTTTGGTTCAAATGCACGTATCCAATCGCACAGAGGAAATTTTGACAGTCGGTTTGTTGTTTCAGGAGGTAGGTACCGTAAGGAAGCTCTTTCTGCCAACCAGATATCCACCGAATACAACAACCAAAACTCCTACAGCACCTTCTACAGCGTAGCAGCGGTAGCGGGAGGAGGCCCAACCTACACCCTGATCGCCGAGACGGGAGCATTCAGTCTGTCCGGCCAGACAGCCAACTTTTTGCGTCAATACGTCCTCACCCCAGAAGCCAGCAGTTTTGCTCTAACCGGGAACAACCTAGCCTTTCTCAGACAGTACATCCTCAATTGTGACCCCGGCACCTACACCTTTACCGGGAACGACACGTCACTTCTAGCCAACTACAGTCTCTCTGCTGACCAAGGCGCATTCACCCTGTCGGGAAGTAGCGCCCAGCTATCCCGCACCCAGCTCCTAACCTGCGACGCTGCTAACTACACCCTGTCCGGCCAAAATACTGCGTTGCTGCTGCAATATACGCTAGAGGCCCAAACAGCTGACTTCACCCTTTCAGCGCCACCAGCAGCTATTTTGAGCCAATACCGGATATCTTTGGACACTGGAACGTTCGCCTTGTATGGCCACGACGCCTTGATCGAAAAGGTTTCCTTTAACAGTCCTTTCTGCCCGATGGATAGCCCCTTCACAAGCATGGACAGCCCATTCACTCCATACAGCCAAGGAGAGTGTTCGTAATGCTATAATCACACCATGAGCACACCGTATTGCACCAAAGCCAACATCCAAAATTACCTACAGCAAACGTTGGCAGTCACCTTTGACACCCAACTAAACGCCTACATCGCCGCCATGAGCGAACACTGCGACGAGCTGGCTGGCTTTCCTATTTATCGAACTACACCAACCGAGCGTCTATACGACGGGTCGGGCCTATCAAACCAGCAGATCGATCACGTCCACACGATCACCGAGGTGACGGTAGACGATATAGCCGTGACGCCGTTCCAAATCCCCTACAACAGTGACATTAAGACCCAGCTGATATTCAAGGACAACATCTTCACTAATGACGTGGCAAACGTGTCTGTAACAGGCGTCCACTGCCTCAAAAAGACCCTGCCAGCAGCCGTAGCGCACGCCTGCACAGTATTCGTCGCAATCCTACTAAAACAGGTCAAGGATCAGCGTGGGGGCGTCAAGTCTGAAAAGATCGGGGAGTACAGCGTGTCGTACATGACCGACGAAGAGCGGCTTGACTACAACATGGCCGTCGAGGCGGTAAAGGCGTACCGGCCAATCACTTTCTAATATGGATCACCTACTTACCAGCACAGCTACCATCTCGCGCAGCCTAGTGACCGGGAACAAGACGACCTACGCCGAGGCGGCAACCATCGCCTGCCATATCCAACCGTTATCTACAGGCTACGGGATCGGCCAGATGGGACGGGACGGCAAGGAGTATCGGCTCTACTCAGCTGCCGAGGTGAAGATCGGCGACCGGATCGTTGACGAAAACAGCCAAACCTATGAGGTGACGGGGGCACAGTTCCTCAAGTTTCGGGGCCGGTCCCACTATCAGGTTGATCTACGGTCCACATGAAAATGACCATCGACGTGGACGCGGCTGTGTTCAAGTCCATGCTTGAGCGTTATCCCCGTGCAATGTCCGAGAGTATCGAGCTATTTGCTGACAGAGTGGGTTTCAGTATTGAGCGACAGGCCAAAAAAGAGGCCCCTGCGATCACTGGTAACTTGCGGCGAAACATCATCTATGCGGACAAGAACATCGGCAGCATGATGCAGAGTGGCGTGTATGGTGAGATTACCGCCCACGCCAACTATTCCAAGTACGTCCACGGCCAGCCATTCCACAATAACCGCACCCGGCGCAAAGAAACGCCGTTCTTTACTAATGCCCTCGATACCCTCGACACCTTTATCAAGCGTGAAGCCAAGGACGCCGTTAAAAGGGTGTTAGAATAAGGCTATGAGTTACCTACCCGAAGACATCCGTACCTTAGTGGCCGACCGGATCACAGACACCACCACCACCAGCGCCACGTTCTACCGTGCGCCGTCTATGGCCCTGGACGCTGACTGGCCTGCTTTTATCCTTGAATACGGGGACAATGACAACGTCTGGGCGGGGACTGAAACAGACCGCAAGACCTTCATGTTCAACCTGTATGTAGCTTACAAGTACGACCCAGCCGACGAAAGCAGCCGGGAAGTAGCTGAAACGGCTATATCTGACGCCATTGGCGAGCTGTACCGTGTGACCTTTGAAAAGCCTGACTGTCTGAACCTACCTAGCGGCTGGTGTCGGGCATCAAGCGTGTCCTGGGGGTTTGGTACCGGGCAAGGGGACATCCCGTTGCGCATGGCCATGATGCAGGTGGCTGTGACGGTGATACAAGATCGTTCTTAGGGCGTGGTAATATATAGCTATATGAAAAAAGACATCAATTCCAAACAAGATGCAGTCACCAAAGATATGGTCCCAGATAAACTTCGAGAGCGTGTTTTTCGGTTTCCAAATCTTGGCGTGGAGGTGGAGGCCAAGTCATACAATGAGGCATTAAAGAAAGCTAAAGCATTAAATAAATAGATTATGAATACAGTACTAGGGGAGAAATACGTTGCAGGGGTAGCAGTCGAGGCGACACGCGGCACGTACGTTGCAGCACAGGACTTTATCCGTACCCGTGAACCAGCGACCGTTCAGACCGAAGTTGAAAAGGTAGACATTGCCGAAACGGAAGGCTCAGGCTTTGCGAACAAGGGCCAGGTTGTCACCATGAAGCGGGTGGCTGGTGAAGCTGCCGTTAACATGCGGTTCCGCACCTACGGCTACTGGCTCAAATCCCTCTTTGGCGGGTGTACTTCTGCCGTTGAATCAGGCGAAACTGCCGTCTACCGTCACTCATTCTCTATCGACGTGGCAAACCCACAGCCAAGCCTTTCGCTATCACTTGCCCGAGGCTCTTTTGACCACAAGAAGATCAACGGCGCTGTTGTTGGTCAAATTTCTGAAACCTACAGCCTGGATGACGTTGTTAATGCCAACGTGTCTTTGATGGCCCGAGCTGAGGAAACTGTATCTGACATCACCCCAGCCTTTACCGACGACGACTACCTTGCGCCTCACCAGTCAGTGACCGTGAAGATCGCTGACGATGTAGCTGGCCTAGCGGCGGCAACCCCTATCTGCGTTACTGAAATGACAAACGAAATGAACCGCAACACCCGCGAGAAACTTTGTCTTTCATCTACATCAGTGCAGGATCACATCGCGCAGCTGATGAACCTCACCGGATCCTTCACCTGGGACAAGACGGCTGACACATACCAGGCCTTTGACCAGGCCAATAGCGAACACGCGTTAGAGATCAGTATTGTGAACACAGCAGTAGATATCGGCGAGGCCAGCAACCCAACACTCGTTTACACATTTCCAAAAGTTACCCTTTCCACTGAAGAAAGCCGACCGCTAGATGACATCGTGACTGAGACTGTGTCATGGACAGCGCAATCAGTGACCGCGTCCCTAGTGAACGAGAAAGCTAACTACAACGCTGCTTAGTATGGAAGTTACCAAAGAGATCGTCACCCCTATCGCTGAACATAAGGTCGTCATTAAGACTATGCTCACTGGTGCTGAACGCGAGAAAGTGGACAATGCCTCCATGCAGTACGTCAAGACTACTGACGGCAAGGAGTTTCACGTGACAGACATGGAAAAGGTCGGACTGGCCGAAAAACATGCCCTGCTATCCACATCCGTTGTCAGCATCGACGGTGACGGGGCGGAAGTTCTCAAGCGCCTGCAAAAGATGTACGAACCTGACTATGCTTTTGTTTACGCTCAAATCCAGAGTGAGCAAAAAAAAATGACGGCATCGACCTCCGAAGCGTCGTAGTTATCTGCGACCGCTTCCACTGGGACTACTGGCAGTTTTATAACCAGCCAGACTTCTTTATTCGTGCCGTGGTAAAATATTTAGAACATGAATCCCGACGTCAAGATAAGAATAAGCGCCCTCGACAATAGTCAAGCTGCTTTCCGGTCGGTGGAAAAGAACATCGAAAAGGTAGGTACTACTACCGAAAAGATGCGAAACAAGATTGAAAACCTGCAACCCACCTTTAAGAGGATGGCGGTTGTCGGTACTGCTGCCTTTGCAGGTATTACTTTTGCTATTGGAAAATCAATCAAGGAAGCGGGAAATGCAGAGAAAATTGCCCAAAACTTTGAAAACACCTTTGGTGAATCGGCCGGTGTCATCAATAGCTTCATTAAAGACTTCGGTACTGAGTTTGCCTTTGTTGAGAGTGAGATGATGAACGGCGCAAACTCCATCGGCTTTCAGCTCAACGCCATGGGGGAGATCGGCAAAGAGGAAGGGGAGAAGATCACTCAAAGCCTGCTCACCGCCGCTGGTGGACTGTCTGACTTCTTTGGCGAAACGGTAAACGTCACTCAGGCCGCTAACGCCATGGCAAAGGGGTTGGCTGGCAACCGGCAACAGCTCATTGATATGGGCTTCAACGTCTTAGAGGAAGACATCAAGAACATGGCAGAGGCTATGGGAATGAATACCGCTGAGCTAACCAAAGCGCAGGAAGCTCAGGTGTTCACTAAGCTCATCATGGACCAGACCCAAAGCTCAGTGGCAGGCCTAAGCAACAGCATGAACTCGTACACTGGCCAACAGCGAGCACTCCGCAAGGCCACTATCGAAGTCTCACAAACCATCGGTGAAACATTCATACCGCTAGCGACAGACATACTGAAAAAGATAACGCCCGTCATAGAGAAAGTCACCGCCTGGGTGGATGAGAACCAAGAACTGACCAAGAAAATCATCATCGCGTCCGCCGCTATTGCCGGTATTGTAGCTGCGCTAGGTGCGTTAGGCTTGGTGATTTTGCCAGTTATAGCCGGTTTCAAGGCCGTAGCCGTAGTCATCGCCCTACTCGCCTCCCCTATTGGTATCATCATCGCTCTCTTGGGCGTCATTGGCTTTACTATCGCCACCCTCGCTCTTAACTGGCAGCAAAACTGGGAAACGATTAAATGGTCAGCGGGGATTGCGATTGATTGGATTGGCACGAAACTAGAAGCCGCCAAGGGCTTCCTCAAAGGCTTCGTCAACTTCTTTATCGGTGTTGGCGAGGGCATGGCCAACTCATGGGTGCGAGCTATCAACACGATCATCAGCGCACTGAACACTATCCAAGTGAGTGTCCCCGATTGGGTGCCACGGATTGGTGGCAAGTCCTTTGGTATCAACATCCCGAAAGTGCCAGAGCTGAAAATTCCACGGTTGGCAGAAGGCGGCGTTGTCACACGATCAATTCTGGCCAACGTCGGTGAAGCCGGTCCCGAGGCCGTAATTCCTTTGGATAAGCTAGATCAAATGGTAGGCGGCGGTGGTGGCAACACCTTTGTCTTTTACGTCCAAGGCGATATGACCGAAAGAGTGAAGACCAGTATAATGCGCGACCTACAGCGCCAAATGCGCCTAGCATGAGCCTGATAATCACCCACAACGCAACGGACATCACCGACAAGGTTAGCGCTGACGGCGTGAGTATTTCTGATGAGCGAGCCAGCACCCGCGACACCCTCACTTTCACCATCGACAAGGTACCTGGCGGCTTCACCCCGGAGCTAAACGCTGAGATCATTGTCACCCTGGACGGCACCCGCATCTTTGGCGGATCGATCCTGTCCTTTGAGACATCGGTACAGGCCCCACCGACCGTCACCTACGACGTGGAGTGTGTGGACTTCACCCACCAGCTAGACCGCAAACTTGTGACGGAGCGCTTTATAGGCGACACGGCAGACGAAATCATCACCTTTCTGCGTGACACCTATGCCCCGACCTTTACGATCAACAACGTGGATGCGCAGCAGACCGTCGCCCGGATCAGCTTCAACCGGCTGACCTTTTCTGCCTGCCTGGACAAGCTGGCAAAGCTCAACAACTACATCTGGTACGTGGACTACAACAAGGACATCCACTTTTTCGCTAAAAACAGCGAGGCAGCGCCATTCAACCTCACAGATACCAGCGGCAGCTATATCCCTAGCAGCCTCACTGTCCGGTCTGACTTGTCACAGCTACGCAACCTGGTGGAGATCATTGGCGGCAAGGTGCCGATTGCAGCGAGGTCCACCCTTCACGCCGGGGACGGGGAAACCACTGAGTTTGCGACCAACTTTGAGTTTTCAAGCAAACCAACGGTGACGGTAGACGGTGACGAACAGACGGTTGGAACTGAGTACCTCGATGTGGAGGGCTTTGATTGCTATTGGAGTTTTCAGCAAAAGTACGTTCGTTTTGACGATACCAACATCCCGCCAGCACCCACCACCGGCACAACCAACATCGACCTAAACGGGACACCCTTGGTGCCGCTGGTGGCCGTGGTCCCCGACGTCGACAGTATCAATACCTTTGGGGAGTTTGAGTATTCGGTGCGTGACGAAACGCTGGGATCACAGGAACAGATCATTGAACGGGGCTTGGCGGAGCTAGAGGCATACGCCAGCCAGTTAAACGAAGCCAGCTTCGATACCTACACCCCCGGCCTACGATCTGGCCAGCTTTTGAATATCAATTCAGACCTGCACGGGGTGAACAACGACTACATCATTAGAAGCGTCCAGTTTCGCCCGTACAGCAACGATAGCGGGTTG